ATAACACTCATGTTTATACCGGAGGTCACGCACGTGTACAAAAATAGTGATGCGAAAGCCATAAATTATTCGTTTTTACATCTAAACCTCGTCGCGAGCGTTTTAGCGCTCGTATATTCCGTGCATTACCGAGTCATTCCCATGATAATTACGAATGTATCGGCCGGTTTATTTTCATTAGTGATGTATCATTTTAAATATGTAAATGAGGTTAAAGAAAAAGAAAGTACTATTAATGGAGTGGGGGTATAACCCATTCTTCACGTAAGCTCTTATAGTGTAGTGGTCATCACCTTGGACTTTGAATCCAATAACGTAAGTTCGATTCTTACTGGGAGCTTATCCAGCCATAGCTCAGTTGGTAGAGCAGTTGATTGTAGTTCATTTAAGGCTAAATAACACTATTAATTTAGTGATCAAAACTCAACCTGTCCCGTGTTCGATTCATGGTGGCTGGACCATTCCTCTGTCATATAAAGGTCATTATCCCTGGCTGTTATTAAAGTTAAATTGGTTATAATAGTGACCAGGTCATCTGAGTTCGATTCTCAGCGGAGGAGATTACCTTTTTAAATATGTTGTTCCATATTTAAAAAGATAATTGTAATTGATAGTATATGGGAATTATTTATAAGATAACGAGCCCTTCAAATAAAGTATACGTAGGTCAAACTATACACACACTTCAAGAACGGATAAAAGGTCACAATAAAATATCTTCTAATTGTACTTTACTCAAAAGGGCTATAGATAAATACGGCACTAAAATGGTTTATGAAATAATAGAGACTGCACCAGACGAATTATTAGATGAAAGAGAGGTACACTGGATAAAATATTACAATTCATTAGCACCCAATGGATATAATTGTTCTGCGGGTGGTAATAATAAAAAAGAATTATCAGATTTACTAAAGGATAAGATATCGAAAGGTGTGAGAAATAATAAAATTAATAGAGATGGTTATTTGGGATGCACTAAAAAAATGAAAAGTGGTTATGTACCAATCGTAAGAATCAAAAGTAAAGGGGTGTATTTATCTCAAGGTGCTTTCAATACAGAAGAAGAAGCCATAGAAGTATTGAAAGAATACACGAGAGATCCAGAAAATTTTATTAAACCAGATGGTACAAACAAAAAAAGAGAAGGATGTGTTTATAAACTTCGTAACAAATGGGCGGTTAAGTATAAACACAAATATCTAGGTATATTCGAAACAAAAGAACAAGCCGAAGAACATTTGCGTATAATCTTGAATAAGTAAATATAATACTACTATAAAGCCCCTATAGTTCAAAGGTAGAATGTGGATTTAGTATTTTTATATAAAGAGTCCAAGACGAGAGATCGATACTCTCTGGGGGCATCCTCATCTTTACATGTTATCCATCATGTAAAGATGACCCAGTTAAAAAAATAACCTCACTATATATAAAATGTCTGGTGGTATTGCCCAACTCGTCGCCGTCGGTGCTCAGGATGCCCATCTCGTCGGCCAACCCGAAGTCAGTTTCTTCCGTTCAAACTATCGTCGTCACACGAATTTTGCTCAAACCGTGGAGCGTCAGGTGCTCCAGGGCATCCCAACCGCAGGTGGTATCTCTACCGTGCGTTTCGAACGCAAGGGGGATCTCCTCGGGTATTGCTACATCACGCGTCGCAGTCCAGGTGCGTATACGAAAGCGCAATGGGCGAGCCGAATTAAGAAGGTCGAACTCTTGATTGGCGGACAAGTCATCGATGATCAATCGTCTCATTTCTCTCAGTATATCGCGCCGACCATTCTCGCGCAAAACACGAGTAAGGGTCCAGATCGTTCGAATACGTCGACGTCTCGATTTTACCCACTCCGATTCTCCTTCTGCGAAAACTGGCAATCTGCGATCCCATTGATCGCGCTCCAATATCACGATGTTGAATTGCGCATCACGTGGGATACCCCAGTGAACAATGATTATGAAATCCATGCGCAGTATGTTTATTTGGACACCGATGAACGCACAACCTTGGCGGCCATGCCACAAAATATGATCATCACCCAAACACAAAAGGCTGTCGCTTCCGGATCTGCCATGCAAGAACTTAACTTCAACCACCCAATCAAGTTGTTGGCCTCTTCTAATGTGTTCGACGCCACGGCGCTCGGTATTGCGACTGGTTCCATCAAGCTCCAAATCAACGGCACCGACGTCACGGATGCCAAGCCAACTGTTCCACATTACACGGAATGCACCATGTACTACCACACCAGTGCTTCGTCCGTCGAAGGTGATGCCGGTAACTATTTCTTGTACCCATTCTGCCTCGAGACCTCGAAGCTCCAACCAACCGGTTCGCTCAATTTCAGTCGCTTGGATTCCGCGCGACTCGTTTCTACTGGCGGCACATTCTCTGCGGGACAAGACCTGTATGCGGTCAACTATAACATCTTGCGTGTCGAGAACGGTATGGGTGGTTTGATGTACTCTAATTAAATTTATTTACACACTAATAACAAATGCTTTGGAAGTATTTGTTTCTTCTAGGGTTTGTGTTCGTGCTCACGTATGATCCAAAATCCAGGACACTCGAAAAATTCATTTCCCCCGTCAATCAGGAGGAAGCTACTTAAAAAGATTTAACGTTTCTATTACATAAATATGTTGTCTTTTGACCGCGAAACGCTCACGATCGTGGCCATCATAGTTTGTATCGCTGCGACTGCCTACATGTATAAGGAGTTTACGAAGGCAAAGAGTGACATCGAAAACATCAAAGGTTTCTGTAATAAAATCGTTCAAGCGCACACACCACCACCACCACAACCTTCAATCCCCCTTCGTCGTGATGACGACGCGGAAGACGAAGACGAAGATGAGGAACCGGTACACGTAAATAAAATCGCCGAGACCGAAGAAAATTAACATCTCAGAGAATTATAACTTGCGATCACGCAATGAAAAAATATAAAGCTATAGCGGTACCGGTAATATTTACGGGTGATAAACCAACATTCCTTACGGTGAGGGATAAGCGCTTTAAAGACTGGATATTCGTGACCGGGGGGTGTCGCCGAAGAGAGATTTTCAATCCAATTCGGTGTGCCCTTCGCGAACTTGAAGAAGAGACACGTGGTGTGGTCTCTTTGAAGAAAGGCGAATATACGGAATTTAAATTTACAGTAAAAGAGAGTCCGACCGTGGATCTCGAATATAACGTTTTTGTATTCTTTGTGAATTACACAAAACCAGAACAAATAGAACTCGTGCGAAAGTTCAATGATGAAAAACAAAAAACAATAATTAAAAAAATACAAAAACAACCAATAAAACGCACACACGATGAAAATGATTTCATGTCTTTCGATACTCTCCAGGAATTCAGATTGAAAAAACAGTGGGATCGTATCACGAAGAACATTCTAGAAAATCCGGATTTCTATTCGTGTGTCACATCCTTAAATAGAAAATCCTTTGCTATTAAATAATGAAGTCAAAGAACTACATTTTAATGCAAATACACGATTTACTAATAAATAGGTATTCATACACACCCAAAAGGGCGAATCAATACATAGAGGAACACAAAGAAGATAAGGTGTACGAACTTTTGGTCATCAAGAAGAAATTATCAGAAGATGAACCCGTGTATCCAGACATTTCTTATAGAAAGACCATGTGGCGTGACATTGAATACGGCGAAGAAGATTAAAAGAATAAATACATGTAATGGTAAGTATGTTCAAGGAGTGGTGCAAAAGTCATGGCTTCTTTGAAAAGAACCCCAATCCATCACACGTGTTCATGGACGGCGGTGTGCTGTCCGTACCGTTTGATAGATTGAATGATTTTTATAAAAAATACGTGGAGTGCATACATTTGAATGAAAAGGTGTATCTCGTCGAACAAAAAACCGTCGACGCCTATAACTTTTTCGTCGATCTCGATTATAAAGATGATGACCCGATGACCATCGAGGAAATACAACGAGTGTGTAAAGTCATATGTGATAAGGTTTCCAAATACGGTGGTAAAGACGCACTCGTGTGTGTATCTAAACCCAAGAGTGTCGGGGATCTGATAAAAACGGGTGTACACATCAACTGGCCGAATTTTCCGGTGAATCGTTCTTCCGCTTTAGCGCTCAGGGAACACGTGATAAATACATTAACTCTCGTGTACGGT